AGACAAGGTTAAGGGTTTGTTTAGTTTCTTTGGATTTGGTGGTGATGATAAAGAAGAAGAACTTGAAAAAGCGACACAAAAGGAAGATTTTATAAAACGGGCTGGTGCGGTGTCTACTGATGGTAAGAAAATAACCACAGTAACAGGAACTTTTGGAAATACAAATGTTGCTGAATCAGAAGCTGCTATAAGAGCAGATGGATTTGAAGTTGCATCACCAGAACAAAGAGCAGAACTAGAACGTCTTGCAACACTTAGAAGAGAACAAGCAGAACAAGCACTTGAAGACTTCCGTAATGCACCAAAATTGTCAGATGCAATCGGTGCTGTAAAAGAGAAGATGAGTGCAGTATTCTCTGGTATTGCAACAGCAGTCACTAGTGGTTTTACTGCTGCAAAGGATTGGGTTGTTGGACTATTTACATTCTCTGATGAGGATGCATCTGTTGCTGGTATTGCAACCAAGTTAATTGATATCGTTCTTGCACCATATAACCTTGCAATCAACTTTCTTAGAGGTATCTTTGGATTTGGTGAAGACGAACAGGGTAATGTTGCACCGTTCTCACTTGGTGAAATGATTGTTGGTGTTGTCACTGACATTATTGACTTCTTCAAAGGATTGTTTGATATTGATATCATGGGTCTGGTCAAGTCTATTCCAGGCGCTGGTAAAATATTAAGTTTCTTTGGGTTTGGTGATGATGAATCTTCTGAAGTAAAACCAGCTGGTAATACTGTAGATTATGAAGACCAAATTATAAGTGCCGAACTGAAACGTGATAGATTTCAATCAAAAATTGATAAAGGAAACTTTGGTTCTGTTGGTATTTCAGATAAAGATGAAAAACGTAAAGTTGCAGACCTTAACGAAAAAATTGCAGAGTTGCAGAGACTTCAAACTGAACAACAACAAGTACAGATAGTCAATAACAACAACGTGGTCAATGCAAATAAAACATCTAACGCAAGTACAACTACTATCGCACCAATGAGAGATACTTCTCCCCCTGCTGGTTCAGTACCAGCATATGGTTAGTGGTCATAGACATTCGGCCCATCTTGAACTTTGACAGGTTTACAATATGATGTGACTCTATCTTTAGGGTCTACATATGAATTGTATGAATAATTACCATACTGTCTGGGTATACGTTTAGCGTAATACTGACATACATCAATACTTCTGAATATCATTGCATTAGGTTGTACCTGTCGAAACTCACCTGTTCCCATAACAACTACTAACATGAATGCGTGTATCATCTGTACTTAGCAAGTTCATTATGGAACTTCCATTCTGCATCTGCGATACGCAGTTTCATCTCTCTAACGTGTCGTTCACTTTCTGATTCTGGAATGTGGGGTATATGAACTTCATATATCCATGTACACCAACATATCAGTGCCACTAACAGCATAAGAGTTATTATAAGAATAATTGCGGTCATCTCTTCTTTAAACTTTCTTCCATGCTCTTCATCATTTCTTCAATCATGGGTGTGCTTTTATTTGGTTCGTATACACACTTTATTTGTCTAGGACAGTATTCAAATCTGTCGATAAAAACTGTATCGGTAGTTTTATTAGGCCCCAGATATATACAGATTTTCTGGGTCAAAACTATCTTCCGTTTTGCAAGAAGACAGTTGACTAGTATTTTGTCTTTCTCTCGTTTATCAGAGTTATATGTTTTTCCTATGGATAATGCAGATGTTGTTGGTAATGCAAATGCGACTAATAACAACACAAATGTAAGTTTAAGCACTCCTTATCTTACTGACATTAACCATATTATGAATAGATAACCTAAAAACAACGATACGGCAATTAACAGTATACCAAAGAACATTTCAACCCAAAATCGTTGTCTTTCTTGTTGTGCGTAAATCATTGCTTGTCTTTTCTTACGGATATCTCCTTCTGTCTTTAGAAGTTCTTCCCAAGCAGATATTCCTCTACTAAATGTAATAATTTGTTTTAGTTGTCCACGCATATCTTCAGCCTTTTTCTTTGCCATAAAGATTTGCATTGCTTCTTCTTCCACAGACCCTGCTTGAAATATCTTTTTAAATAGGGGTGGTTTCTTATTATATTCTTCTGCTTTTTTGATATCAGATACGGCGCCCATCCAGCGACCCATATCTCCAGCCATAGACTCTATATCTCGGCCTACCTCAAAACCTTTTTTAATTGCGTTAAAAGCGCTTGACGCAGCCGAAACAGCTGCTACAATCTCAATCATCTCTCTCTCCCATTGACGACTTACACCACTATTTAGTAAAAAAGAGAGACAGGGTTTCCCCTATCTCTCCTCTTCGTCTTCGTATTCGTAGAATTTTTGTGGTGTTATCTACCTATGGTTAAGGTCTTGCTGCACAAGGAGTTTTCTACATACCTTACTGTTGAGCAAGTTTCTGAAAGTAAGACATTGTATCGTCTTCATCTTCAGTAGGACTTGCCATTGAAGGCATAGTCGGTGCTGGTTCACTCTTCATTACAGGTGTCTCAACAACCGCCTCATCCATCATTGCAGCTGCACTTGCAGTCACCGTACCAGATAGAACATCGTCCAATCTTTTCTTCAACTCATCATATGACTTGAAGTTGGTTGGTGCAAGAAACTCTTGCAATGAGTATTGCTTGTTGTAGATTTCCTCTAGAGCTGCATCGTCATTTGACAATGGTGACACTGCCTCAAAAGAGGATGCGTCATAGTTCCAGTAACCATCTACCTTACGAATCTTCAGTTTGAAGTTCGCACCTTCCCAAAAATCGAAAGGATTGATAGGAGTCTCATCTTCAAATTCTGGTTGCATTGCAGCCATCATTTTATCAAAGATTTTCTTACCAAACCTAAAGAGGAATACCTTCCCTTCATTTTCTGGGTGTTTGGAGTCAGCAACAACGTAGATATTTGAGTAGTACTCAAGTTTACGTTTCTGCTTCCTCGCAATCTCCTTATCTGATTCAAGACCAGAGTTCCAGAGTTGTGAGTTATACTCAGATACAGGGTCTTTACCACCGTTCAAAGTAGTCAAAGAGTTCTCAATGTACCATTTACCAGTAGAACCTTGAAAAGCGTGTTTCCAAAGTTTCACCCAAGGCAATTCCTCACCTGTTGGTGCTGGTAAGAAACGAATAACTGCGTAACCGTTACCAGACTTATCCAGTTCTGGTTTCCACAATCTTTCGTCTACATAAGACTTCTTCTCTTGGGGGGCACTCTCTTTTTGAACTTGAGAGAGTAGTTTATCTAGCGTGTTTGCACGCCTAAGTGTATCTAACGACATAATTTTCTCCTATTGTATGTTATCGTATGTTGATTTATTTCACGTTTCTTCATTATATAATAGTATTTAGTATACTACATCATCCACCCAAAGTCAAGGAGTCTTTGGACTTCTTCTTGAGTAATATACTGTAGATTTTGACAATCACGCCATTCTTCAATAAAACAACAGGTGTCATTTGTTCCTAGAACATCTTTATTCACCTTGTAAAATTGAACCTCTGGGTAGTTATCAAAATTAGTTTTGTGACCGACAATCCAATTGTCTGGTTTCACATAATTCGCTGTCTCTGGTAGATATCCAGTTGTACCACCATAGACGTTATTCAGTTTCTTGTCTTTAGAATATAAGTCATGTCCAATTATAAACACATTCCTTGCATTCATTTCACAAGCGAGTTGTATAGATAAAACACCACAACTTTGCATCCTGTCATTCTCAATACGCTTTGCAAGGTCATTCTCTTTCACACCAGTGATAAAGGTCTTGACCTGTTTGCGTTCCCATTCCAGTTTCTTAATATCAATGTCTGGATTATCTTGCAGAATCTTCTGGAAGTGTGATTCAACATCAGCAGTATTAGAACCGTGTATCACAAATCCAGCATCATCCTTTTCAACATGAATGTTTGCTTCTGGGTAGTCATTCTTTATGTCATCCAAGAAGTGCATAGGTAACACATTCCAATCACGAATATAAGTATGATTGTCTGTGCAGTAACCACTCCTGTATATCTCATGAGTGAGTTCATTGTCTACTGTTAACAAATGGTCAACATTCATATCACGATAGATTGCATTACACCCAAACGTGTCGCCTCTATTCTTGATAACATTCATATCAAAATCAAGTCTTGACTTTCCGTTACCAAAACAAAAAGCGTTCTCTAATGTCATACTACTCTGAATCAATATTTCTGAGTTCAGGCCAGGATGCTGGGAAAAGTGCGTGTCCATAATCATTTATTTTATTCGCTATAAGTTGTGTTTCGTATTGAGTGTCTTTTGCACAACGTAAATTACATACCCTTGCAAAAGCCATTAATGTACCAGACCAATACCATTCTGTGTATAAGTTTTGTGGTAAAATCATTCTTGCCATCTCTGGTGCAATATTTGATTTTAACATATTCTTATATGTTGTCTTAACAAACTCTAAAGTAGAACCAAGATTATACTCTATTGTCTCATGACTAGAACCTTGTTTTTTATCCTTTGCTCTCAGTCTCCATTCGTCTGGAACATAGAACTCTGGGTCATCATCAACGTATCTTCTGGATATTTCGTTCCACACCAAACCCACTTGGTGTTTAACTAATTGTCTTGCGACAAAAATTGGTGCTTTGATATGAAATTGCATAGATGCGTGTCCAAAAGGACTCCAGTGATTTTCTCTTGCAAGAAATCTAATTAACTTAATATCACTTTGTTCAAATATCTTTTTCTTTTTACCGAATGATACTCTAGCTGCATTTACTACAGTAAGGTCATCACCCATATGGTCTACTATTTCAACTTCCAAGTTTCAATGACTCCTCGCCTTCATGTTTTGCTTCAGCATATGTTTTTCTGGTAAAGAAAGCAACTGTCTGTTTACCATTGAATACTTGACAATGAAATACAGGTGGACTTGCTTTCGCATAATCGGCAGGCCTGTCATCCTTTGATGGGATGACATAACCGCCTTGAAATACTTTGTAAGACCTAGTGTCGTGCATAACGACTCCTTGGTCTACGAGGTGGGTTAGAAGCAAGATGCTTCACCCTTTCAGTAAGGGTTTTATCCCTTGTCTGAAGTTCCGCTAAATCGCCCTCAAGGGTACGAATGCGGCCTTGTGCTTCAACGAGTTTCGCACGATAGAAATCTCGTTCTCTTACGGTAGATTTACCGTCATTTTGGACTGTTACATCAGTCATCGAAATGCTCCTTTATTAACTGCATTGTTATTATCTTATACTCATTTACGTCATTTGTCAAGAGGTTACTATAATTTTTTATCAGTTTTTTTCTATCGGGCCATACGATTGTTTCCTTTATCTGTTTATCGAATCTACTACAAAATCCAAGAAGTGATTCCAGTATTGCAACTGTCTCCATTGAAGTCTTCTTAGACATGAATTGTTTTAACAACAAGGGGTGTTGTCCACTACTAGCAAATATTTCATCAAAGGTTTCGACTCTGTTGAATAACTCTGCAAGTTCTGTCTTGTAATTATACTTGAGGGATTGATTTCGTTTCTTCCAGTTCAAATAATTCTCATCGTTAAAGTTTCCAACCCAGCCTTTGGGATTGACTATGAAGTTGGATATGAAGAAGTCCTTGGTATCGTCTTTGTACTTTCGTGCTACACGACCAAAGAAGGGTCTGTCCTTTCGTTTTAAGAACGAGTCCACACTCACATTCGCTTTACCATTATATTTCTTGTAGTCGTAGTTACTAGTAAAGTGAAGTTTCAACGCATGATATACTTTGTATGCGTCATATGCTTCCATTAGATTGGCAACTGTGCGACTTTAGGTAAATAGTGCAAATCCCTTGCATTACACTCAATCTTCTCTTTGAGTGATTTTGTAATTAAGGATTTGATTGTATCTGGTTCAATACTGTTCTTCTCGCAGTAATCTAGCACTGCTTCCATATGAGAACAACCACATTCTTGAACAACTTGTTCCACCGCAAGTGAAAACTTTTTCGGTGTCATTAATTTTTCCAATTTTTCCATTTTATATCCTGTTTAAAATAAAGTCGCAGACTAACCGTGGGTCTGCACGAGCGTATTGAGGCGCTACCCTGTTCATGTAAATTTTTGTACAAGTTCAACTATCACCACATATGCACCATATCCAAATAAACTCCAGATGGTTGCAAATAGAACCATTTCAATGCTGTCTGTTTCATACCACCATTGTTTAATTTTATTCATGCTCACCGCCTCTATCTTGTGGGTCTAATTCAATCTTTTTACCGTTGTAGTACATTGTTCTACTGCGACTTGGTGTGGAAGTGGGGAAATTACTAAAAAAGGAAGGTTTACGTTTTGCCGTTTCAAATGTTCCTACTGTAATAACAATAGCTGAAAGTAGAAGAATGTGAGCGACTGCACTAATTCCAAATGCAACAAAACTACCAACTAAAAAGGAAAATACAATACACCACATCCATGCAAGTATTTGTAAAACCATATGTCTGGTACTCAAATCTGGAATGTGTCTCAATGGATTTCTATCCATGTCCATCACACCATTCCAACTATCATATATAAATTCTCGCATATCAATCACCTTTTTCATCGTCAATCTCAATGGATAATGTGCATCCACACTATCCTTAAAATCAATAGCATCATACAGGTCAACAAAGTGTCTAACCACTTTCTGGTCTTTAAAATATCCTGTTACTCTGTACACTGCTCTTTACCAGAACATTCTGCTGGGAAGCAATGACCCTTCATATAATAATATTCATTTTCGTAAGTGGGATTCCACATTTTCTCATCCATCATATATTCACACTGTGGTTTTGTCATAGGTTGCTGTAGTGCAAGTTGACCAATATAGTTATCACCACCACTAGCATCAACACCCCACATCGTAATCACTAATATAAATTCTTTCATAGTATAATATCCTCTTCATAATTAAGTGGTGGTGTTTCTGTTTCCAAGTACACCACCGAAACTCAGTACGATTAAGCTGCGATAGCGTAATCTACATATGCATTGTTATCGTTTGCATTTACGGTTTTTGACCTATTACGCAGTCATCCGATAATTCTACTCGCCTCTATCCCTGTCAGTCGAACCTAGTTCGCCCCCATCATAATTACTTGATTTACCAACACCAGATAGATATCTAACTGGCGTTTTTTCTTTAATATTAAAGAACTTTATAAGATATGTTATCAATTTATCAAGCACACTTATCCCCAAGTAATTATGGTGGAGGCGATGGGTACTGCCCCCATGTCCTGTCCAGTATTTGATTTGTATCATCAAACTATACTATATTTATACCAAATTAATCTTCATTTGTCAAGGACAAAATAGAACGATTTGCAAGATGTTCTTCTGCAATCTCATCCTTAGATTGACCATGATAACGTACTGCATGATTATTATCGACCAACAACTGATTAATATTATATTCACCACCAAACCAAATTTCTCCAAGAATGCGTCCATACTTACCCTTACCATCTTTGAATGTTTTCAAAGTAAGGTCACCAGCATTAGTCCACTTAACTAGAAATGCAGTTGCAGCTTTTCCATATATTTTTTCAATTGGGTCAGATGTTCTAGATTCTGGTGTATCAATACCATACATTCGGATACGTTGTTTTCGCATCCATACACCAAATCCCAAATCAATGTCAACATCAATTGTGTCACCATCAACGACCTTGACTAGTTTACATTTATATTCGTACATTTTATACTCCTTTACTTCCTACAGGTTTACAGATATATTCTACAGTATCCCAATCACCGTCAGTAGGAATACCAGCATACACTGGTAGTAGTTCTTTACACTGTTTTTCTTCATCAAACCACTGAACATCCTGTTCTACACAGGTACTTCCAAGACACACTGTCAATAATAGGTGCCAGATTGTGGTCATGTTTTAACACCATCTTTTTCTGGCATGCTTATATTTATCATCCCTCGACCAAATCCAAGAATACAAGCCTGTTCTCCATCATCGACAAATTCAAGTAATGTCCAAGTTACAGGGTCTGCTTTTGGATTGATTGCAATAACAAACTTTGACCCATTGAAAGAACCATTTGGCATTCCAGTAAGACCTTCCATCCATACGGTAGGAAGTTCTCCATGTTTCTTTAGTTGTTCAACTACTGCTTCACTACTAGAACATTGTGCTGGTTTTTGAGCCCAATAAAACATTCCTTTTTTTTCTAGTTCTGTTTGTGTGTCCTTTTCTTGTGCGAATGCTGATGACAACATTGTTGTTGATGCAACACCACTAAACAGGAGCGCCGATAACGGCAGGACTTTCATCCAATTTTTCATTTTCTTTTTCCCATGCTTGAGTGAAATCGTCAACTGCTTCAATCAACATCCCCAGATAATCCTTCTTATCTTTGATGAATTCTTGGACAACTCCATCCTCTGTTACCACTAGAATCACAATCTGATTGATTGCAAGACCAGTGCGTTCTTCAAACATCTCTGCATATGCAGATGCTTGAATGTAGTAGTTCTCATTCCAATCGTCATTACGTTCTGAACGAGAAGTCTTAAAATCTATAATGGATAGTTCACCATTGTATTCTGCAATACAGTCTACTCGACCAGCAACCATGTATTTATTAGAATACAAACCGCATTCTTGTGAATAGATATTATCTACCTTTTGACTGATAGTTTTTTCCAATTGACTAAACAGTGCTGCAGCGAGAAACGGTTCTCTATTTACTTCTTTGTTATTTAAAAAGTCCTCACACATATGGTGTACTTTCGTACCCCTTGCTGCAGCAGTTCGTGCAATATAATTTGCAACATCATCACCAACTCTTTTACGCCATGCATGAAGACCTTCTGCCTTTCGGTTTCCCAAGACAGTTGTAATAGATGGATACATTTTACCATCTGGTGTTAGATAGAACCGTTTACGATTAACGGTTTTAGTTTGTAGTTCTTGTATTTCTACAGGTTTGTGTGTAAACATAATATTTCCTCAAATTGTATTTCATTATTATATCAAAGTAGAACAGATTTGTCAAGGTTAATTTGGTAAATAAACCCCTGCCATCTTGAACGCTTCTGTTTCGGTTTCTGTATTTCTTCTAGTCCATCCCTTACCAAAGGTATCGAATGTACTTAGACTTTCATAAAAATCTTGTCTGATTTCAGTGTAGTTTGCAATCGCACCCTCAACACCTTCTTTATCAACATATTCATCAAGTTTTTTAAGAGTGTTTGGCCCAATGCCACCATCTGCGACTGTACCAATCATTGACTGAAGTTTCTTTGCAGCTCTTCCTGTACCAGAATTAACGGCCCAATCAAAAACGCAAAGGTCTAAACCTTCTGGAAGTTCGTCTGCTTTTACTCTATCCCAATAATTATTTTTGTAGATAGGAGCGACATCTTTAAATTCTAAATCTTTCATATCTTTCTGATTAAGGTCATTGTCCATACACCACTGTTCGTAAACCCTTTTAGTGACTCCCTTGTTGGTTTCTCCGCCTGGGTCTTTAGGATGATTCACATATCCACCTTCGTGGTGAAGTATGAGTTTCAAACATTCATCAAAATTACTCATTTACCTTGTCCTCTGTATTTTTTGTAACTACGTCTTTTGTGTTTATTCATTGTGGACGTAATTGGTTTCTTTCCCATAGAAGTACCTTTTGAAGTTCCTTCATGAGCTATTGGACTACTGTACATCTTTGCCATTATATTTCAACTCCCTGTTTAATTTTGTTGATAAGATAACTACGAACTAAACCAGAACGTACAATGTCTCCGATGGTAAATTCAATTGTAGAGAACTCTTCCATCGCTTCAAGGATTGCCATAAATGAACCTAATCCTTCTTTTTCAGCATTCTTTTGTAAGTCGGTTTGAAAATAATCACCAGAGAATATAATTTTACTGTCTTGTCCTACTCTGGTCATGATAGTATCTAATTCGTGGAAGTTTAAATTTTGACATTCATCAACTATGATAACAGCATTATCTAATGTAATACCACGCAAGAATGAAGTTGTGAGAAACATAACACTACCCTGTACTTTTAGTCTGTCATACAACATACTGAACGCACTATCGGATGCTTGTTCAAACATAAACTGTACCATGTTTTGATATGGTACTTGGAACAATGCAGTCTTATCTTCTTCATCACCTGGCAGAAATCCAATCTCTCTAGTGGGAACTGCACTTCTTACAAGGTACACACATTCGTATGGGGTTTCTGGGTTAAGAACTTGTTCCAACGCAAGGTATAATGATACAAATGTTTTACCTGTACCAGCAGCACCATGTAAAAACAAATTCTTTCCACTTTTGTACTCGTCAAATACGAGTTTTTGATTGTCTGTAATTGGTTTGACTTTCACCAAACTATCAATAGTCACATCTTTTTTCTTCGCCATATTTCTACTCACTATATTAAAGGCGGAGCAATGTTAATTAACATTGCTCCTGTGCAATGGTGGATTGACCACACAGCTTCCAATCTCATATCGAGGGTGCTGTGGTATCTCACCAGCACATTACTATTTATATCACTTTGTGTTTCTTCAACACATCTCTAGTCTTAATTTCTTTAGTTGACTTTTTAGCATATCTATCTGACATAGATGAGCCTGGATGTGCTTCTGCAATACGTTGTAGATTCTCTTTCCACCCATCATCATTCTTAATTCGGTCACCTGTACCACCAGCAGACATTGAAAACATTGATGGAGTCTGTTGAATATGTGGATTATCTTTTAGATATTCCTCACGACCAGACATAGTAAAAAATTCTTCAAACTCTTCACCTGTTTTTTTGTTTTTAAAATTATAATAAGGCATTCAATTTTTCCTGTAATTTCACTATTTTCATTTGTAGTATGTGAACTTGTTTTTGCATTTCTGCCATTTCTCGTTGATACATTTCTTCTCTAGTCATAGTGGATTTATTACTATCAGTCCACCCCCTAAGATTATTGTGTGTTGTTACATCATCAACAGGGTCTTCCATATCCTTCTCCTGTCTAAGTTTCCATAACATCCAATCATAATAACGCTCTGGTTCTTTATCAACTAAATTATTCATGCTGCTTGTTCATACCAGTAAGGCATTCCTCTTTTCGTCCACTTCGCCAAATGTTGTTTATACTTTATATAGTAGTCGTGATATGCACGAATTGAACTTTTTGAATTCTTTACATCATCAAACATCGCTTGATATGGTTCGCAGAATCCTAGTTCTTGCATATTCATTGGTGGTTCTTTTAATGCATCGTTCAATTTACGATAACTTTCATGTGGTACATCTTTGTTGTAACGATACATAAACTCATTGTTTAGTTCAGTCCACATCTCATACAACCACATATAATTTTGTATTGAATGTTGTACCCAAATACCACTAGGATGTTTGACATGAGATGCTTTGTACAAAATGTGTTCAAGGTTACTATTTAGTCTCCACCGTTGTATCTTACGTCCATTCGCAGTCTTACCATAATAAAACTCACCGTCAAGATAACGGTGTGCAGTGGACATCAATTGAGCATACTCAATAATCATTTTACTACAATGACTGTCATTGTGCATTTGAGCACAAATCTTTGGGTCACTGTTAAGATAGAATATATTCATCCAATAGTCTCCAACCAATATTTCTTATACAATGTCGAACCTAGTTCAACCGTATTCATACAACCAGATAACATTATACTAACAATTATTATAAATGTCAAGGATTTCATGATTTTGGTTTTTCCCAACGATAAAAAATATGGTCTTCAATTTCTATCGTCTTGGTCTTGGTCTTTGCCCATGATGGTTCAACATAGTCTGCGTGATAGTGTGTTGCACCTTCTGTGATATCTAATACTTGAATTTGACCTAATACAATTGCTTCTGATAACATTAAGATATTATCAAAAGTTTCCATATCATAAATTCTGTCAGACTTGCCATCACAATACCAACTGAACTGACATTTATGTCTAATAGGAATCATAACAGTCTCATCTTTCCAACTAGGGCGAGATGGGCCTTGTTTTGTAACTTCACATATCGTATTTGGATATCGACTATCATTAACACGATTTATAGTTACAGACATAACTGCCATTTGTCCTGCTTGAGGTTGATTTCTAGCTTCATGATATACGTTTTCTGCAAGACAGAATGCTTCTTCTCTCATGAAGTGTTTCATTGGTATTGGTTCTAATGGCATTTCTGCATTTGCATCTGGGGTAAATGACAAAAAAGTTCCTAATATTAATTCTTTAAGCACTAAACGCCTCCATGTATTCTGGGTTATCTGTTTCAAAAATAACAAAAGGAAAATACTTGTCCATTGTCTTTACTAGATTCATATAGTCACCAGACTGCATTTCATTTGTTATCGTAACATCATCTAACCCACATTGTTTTGCGAGTTGTTGTGCAGTACCTAAAAGGTAAAACGCATTACCATTTGGGCCATCAAGGTCTATTGTCAATTCCTTGTTTTCTTTTTGTTTCAACATTATACCTGTACTCCATCTAAAGTTTCAAAACCCATTCCAGCGACTACATACTTTTCAGTACCAACTAAAATCTGGTCACCGACTGAAGTAGAACGCAATCCATATCCACTAGAGATATCACCCATAACAGTAACATCATCGTTACCATCTTCAGGCATCTTTAGTGACCAACTGTCAAAAATGTTTTGTGTCCAACGATATGCATATTCAAGTTTCTGACTCAATGTCATATCTTCTGGTACATTTACGAATGCGACTGTGGATGGTTTGTCCTCAAACGCTGTGTGTATAACTGCTAACTGTGTCATTATATAATCTCCTCATTCCATACTAAGTTTGCAAATTTGTCTTGTAGACGATACGCTTCCCTCTCCCAAGGTAAGTCGTAATATTTTGTGTTTGGATTAACCTTACGACCTCTCCAAACTGCCTGACCATTTTCAACTAAATCATCAGTCATTTCTTTTCTGGCATACTGTTTGACATGAATCATCTCATGACAAATTGTAGTAACCAATTCTTTGATTGTCATATCTTTAGAAATCTCAAGAGTGAACTCACGATTTGTATCATTCATTTGACACCAACCAACAACATCACCTGTAAGTTTCACTAGATTAATTTCGATATCCAAAGTTCTCATTCTGGGCATCAATTTACCAATCATAAAGTTAGCAACATCTTCACAGAGTTTTCTCTGACCTTTGTTGCCTCCATTTGAAGTGACGTAATTCATATAAACCTTCTTTCTCATCATTACTAGTATAGTATACTCTGTTATGAGAACATTGTCAAGGAGTAAATTTTTCCCTTATAAATCAAGGAGTTAAATCAATAAAAAAGGGGGGATTTTCATCCCCCCTAAGACTTTAGCGAATCACCTGTCGAATCAGAACACTTCAAGTGAGAGAGAGAGAGGAGTAGTGTTCCGTTCTCATCATTACAACTTCATTACCAAGTCTTTAATCATAGTACCATCATAGTACCCAATTGTCAAGAAGTTTTACTTACTTGGATTATAAAATTCATCATTCCAATAAAATGCTTCTTTTACAACTGCCGCTGAAAGTCCTTTATAGACTTGATGTAATTTCTTATCCTTAGCGGCAACCACCACTTCAGCCTCTCCATGAGAAAGACCTTCCAACATCTGAACGAACATTTGTTCCTTCTTCCATTGTGGTGTTTTTGTGTCTGCACCTTTAATAAAACGGAACAACTTCTTAGACTCTTGGAAGAGTATAGTGTGTTCAGTTCCGTCTGGGGCTTCGTTCTTATTATAAGGAACGTCACCTTCTGGTACAATCCATTCAATGTTAGGGTCAAAAGAACCCTTAATAACCATTCTTAATGCTTCACTATTATTCTCTCTAAGAATTTCTACCTTCTTATCCTTAGTTTTTGCATTATGAACTTTCTTCAATACCTCATGAATGAGAGGCGTATATGTATTCACTGCCATTTTAAAAGTCTCCGATATTTTCCATATGGTTTTTTAGTCGATATTTAATGAAGTAATTTAACAAACCACTTCTATCATTTACTGTACTATTTAGATATGCTTCTACACACGTTTTGGATACCCAATCTGGTGCTTGTGTCAAATCAATTAGTTTCTTGTTTCGTTGATAGTTTCTCAACATTTCTTCATTACAATAGTCTTCTGGTTCTAAATCAATCCATGTTGCTATTTTCTTTTTTGAGATAGGACGCTGTCGTAACCCATCAACAAAGCAATTGTCTGAAGATAGAAAGTTTGGAACACCATCACTACGGTCACCCTTTAGGATGTGTTCTTTAATATAAACCTCTGGGTCTATACCATTGATAAACTTTTTAAGCACAGGACTATACTGTGTAACGAAATTGTGTTTTTGTAGTTGAATGAAATCCTTGTCACCAGATAAAATCAATACCTTTTCATAGTGAGAGGGTGATTCTGCAACGTAGGACACCACAGAAGCGATTATATCGTCCGCTTCTACATTTTCTACCTCTAATACCTTATAAGGGAAATTGTCGTGTAATTCCTGTTTAATTAGATGTAAGGTATCAAATATTGCACCCCAATCTAATGTCGATGCTTTTCGGTCTTTACGTCTACTATATTTGTAGTTGGGGAAATATTCTCTTCTCCAATTACCTTTGTTATCATAACATAACACAAGTTCTCCGTATTCTTCAGAGAACCTTTTACGGTAACCTCTTAATGAATTGAGAACCATATGTCTAACCATGTCTGGGTCAACCTCAGCGTTACGTCCAATCTGAATCATCAGATTAGAAAGCGTCACTTGGTTCATGTCAACTAAAATCATATTTCACCTATGCCTTTTCGGGGCCATCATCCTCAAAGTCTTCTGATAATTCTCTTATCAATTCCATGTCCATATCTACATGGTGTCTCTTTTCTTTTTCATCATAAGTCACATTTGCAATTAACTCAATCAAATTTTGAAAAGGATGAGTAAACCCTCTGTCTCTATAAATTGTTGCTTTGATTGTTTCAGACAAAAATGCAATGTCTTGTATAAAGCCTGGGTCAGTGATTTCAATATCATTCTCATCCATATTATGTATCATAGACACCATTATACCATCAGTCAATTCATCTGCAAACTGTAATTCTTTGTTCAGTTTCATCGCATCAAAGTTTGTTACTTTAGGTGCAATACCCATATACTTCTTTGGGAACTGCACAATATTTGTAGTCTTTTCGTCATTCGTCATCATCCACCTTCCGTCCTGTAGTTGCCGATGGCACCACAGTCACCCACTTAACTCGCTTCTCTTGGTACTCACCATAGAAGTCATCACACCAATCACCATTTCGTAAATACGTTTCACAATGTCTAATGTAACCTTTACAAGATGCTTCTTCTGCAATCGCACCCTTTACATTTTGACGTACCGCAGCTCGTAAGGAAGACAATTGGTCTTTTTGAGTTTTGATATACTTAGTGACCATCACTCTTGAAAACGGACTTTCATCTGGTAATGCCAAAACATTTGGGTGTATATTAATATACTTAGGTGGGTTTTCACGCAACCGTTTTTCTCTTGCAAGTCGCAACCGTTCTACTGCTGCTTCTTTTTGTTCTGGTGTCATCTTACGCTTAGGCATTTTAGTACCCTCTTTCTGCCATCAGTTTTTCTTGTTTACGTTTGTACCGCCTTTTACCAGCGGCCTTTGCTTTACGTTCTTTCTCACCCTTACCCATGAAGGATTCTCTCGCTCTTAATTCTTGAAAGAATCCATCTCTCATGAGTTTCTTTTTGAGAACACGCATAGCACCATTAACATCACCTTTTCTTACTGCAACGTACATTCATTCTCCTATTGTGTTTCTGTTTTAATTATTTTATCAACACGGTCAAGTTCTGCTTCATTTGCAGTACTGACATCATTCTCAAGTTCTTTGAATGCATCAATTGCTTTTAGTTTAGTAACCAACATTCTATCCTTCTTGAGTCGGTTCAACAAAATCTTCTGTGCA